CATTGTATCAAAGACACCACGAAAGATTGCGGCTGGTTCAACATCAACATTATTGACAACCCACTGACGCATCTTCTTGAAGTCTTTATCCTTCAGGTGTTTATACAGGTCAGAATACTGACTGTTATCAGTCACGATAATATCAGTATTGATACTACCACCGATTGAACCTCTCTGTGATTCATTCAGAATACGTCTCCAATCAGGAGCATGTTTACTGATAAGATTTGCAATCACTTCTTTATTGTAAGTGACGTTTTCTTTGTTTAGAATGTCCATTAGACGTGTCATAAATGACCCACAGAGGTCAATCATATCTCTCTTGGTGGTATTGAACTCATACACTCCACAACGACTGTGGAGAGGTTCTATGACCTTGTTCTTGAAGTTGCATGTCAGAATAAACCGACAGTTCTGTGAGAACTCTTCGATGAAACCACGCAAGGCTGGTTGTGTAGATTGCGGATTGAGATAATCTGCCTCGTCAAGAATAACAACTTTGTATCCACCTGACAGAGAGACAGACGATGCAAACTGCTTTATCTTCCCACGCAGAGTATCGATGTTACCTTCTTCACTACCATTGATTACAATGTAGTCCAGACCCAACTCATTACAGATTGCACGAGCAACTGTAGTCTTACCAAGACCAGCTGTGCCAGTGAATAACATGTTGGGTATCTCACCAGAGTCAACTATCTTCTGAAACGTTTGTTTGAGTTCTTTTGGCCGAATAGTATCTGCAATAGTTTTAGGACGATACTTCTCGACCCATAGGAATTCATTACTCATACTTTCTCCATAATAAAAATAAGTATATCACATCAGTCGTGATATGTCAATAAAAATGGGGTGAGCGGAAAGGAGACGCCCACCCCACCAAGTCGGCGGAAAGGAGAACGCCTGACTTATTCTTCAACTCCCTGTGCGGATTGATACTCCTCACAGATTTGAATAATCTGAACTGCTTGGTCACGAAGTTGACCGATTGTTGAGAGTTCCTCACCTTTGAAACCGCCTCGTTGGACAACGGTATCGATTACTGCCACAGTAGAACGAGATACTCTATTGCCTAGTTCATAGATAGTGCTGTGGTCTTTTGTTTCTGCTTTTGCCATGTTATTCTCCAATATATGTAGATGACTTTTCAAGTGCAATATAGTATTCAGTCGTTGACTGTTTACTGGTAAAGTGTGAGATTAGTTTAGATGAAATCTCAACATCATAGTCTTCATTTACAACCTTTAGATTGTTTACATTCAGAATGAAGTTGAAGTCAGCTCCTTCTGGATAAGTTCCCTCAACATCAATCGAAAACACATTGGATGTTGCGTTGTCTGTATCAACAACCGAAAGTGATACCGCACCTGTTGATGGTTGAATAGAGATATTCTCATAACCAAAGTTAGATGCAGCCTTTTTCAAGTCACTGAGTGTATCAGTATCTAGGATAAATTTAACTTCGGTCTCAGGCATATTTACATCTTTGCCAGGCGATGTCAACATCTCAGGGTCAGACAAAAAGTATTTCACTGAACGTCTAGAATCAGAAATGTTGATGTAATCTTTCGTCACTTCAAACCTTGGTTCTTTGACAAGAGACACCGCACCCAGAAACTCATTCAGGTCATAGATACCAATCGTAGAGTCAAATGTCTCAACGACCTCTGTCTTTGACATGACGTTTCGAGCAACCGAAATTGTCTTAATAGTGTTACCTTCTCCAATCACAATGTTTGGATTAATGGTAGCATAGTTTTTCAAAATGTTAATTGTAGTATCGGATAATTCCATAATATATTCTCCAATCGTTAAAATTACATCGAGTATATCACAACTCGACAGATTTGTCAAGCAGCCATTTTGATTTTACTAAAGTTTTTATCTTTGATAAATTCAATACGTCTCTTGAACTGTGAGTCTTCTTCCAACTCAGATTTGTGGGAGATGACAAATACATTTGTATCTTCAGCCAAAGAGTGAATAATCTGCATCAGATTTTCAATACCTTGTCCATCCAGAGACGAGTCAAATGTTTCGTCTAGAATGAGAAGATTGGTTGCGACACTATTCTTCATTTTGGCAATCTGTCTCCAAGTAAAGAGTAGTGATAAGTCGATACGTTGTTTCTCTCCTTCACTGAATGAGTCGTAGGAGAATGCGTCACGGTGTCGTGACCGAATAGTCTCTTCAAATGCTTCGTCCAGATTGAAGTGAACAAAGAAGTCAAGAATTTGTAGATACTCGTTAGTCAGTTTATTGATGACAGGAAGATACTGTTTGATAATCTTTGTCTTGATACCAGTATCTTTCAACAACTCCGCACTGATACGATAGTATGAGTTCTGCTCAGAGAGTTCATACTTTTTCTTTTGAAGTTGCTCTTTCTCAACTCTGAGATTTTCAAGTTCTTCATTTGCCTCACTCAAATCACCTGTCTCATTGTCAATAGTAGCAAGTTCACTATTGAGTCTATCAATACTTCTATTGATTGTAGCAATCTATTGATTGTTTGCATTGACTGACGACTGCCACTCTCTTATACAATCAAGTTGAACTTGAATGGCTTCTTGTTTTTCCAGAAAGTCTTTTCTCTGTAGTTCACCCATATCAAGTGCATTCTTGATAGTCCCTGCTTTGGTCTTACACTTATCAAGATGATAGTTCTTTGTGTCTTTATCGATGTCTTGTTCGCATGTCGGACAAGTATCATTCTCCTCAAAGAACTTTGCCTGTTTGACAACTTCTTTCTGTTGTGTTGTAAACTGCGTCATGTATTTGTCAAGAGACGTGATTTGTTCTGATACCTTACTCATACTCTCATTGACATCTGGAGACTTCTCTGTGATATCTTTTGTCAGTTCATTATTCTTTTCATTCAGAACACGAATATCCTCTTGTAAAGATTTGATGGTGTCAAGTTTCTCTTTCTTTTGTTGAGCCGTAATCGAACTCAGGTCACGAAGATACTTCTTCTGTGAAGTAACTTTCTGTTCAACCATAGCCAACTCGTGTGTGTTCTCACCTATCTGTTCTTTGAGTATTGAAATCTTTTCTTTGAGAATACCATTCATCTTACTAAACATATTAATGTCAAGTAGGTCTTCAATCACATCACGCCTTGCTTGAGAGGAGAGTTGCATGAAAGGCACGAAGGATGAAGACCCAAGAACCACAATCTGATGAAAGGACTTGTGATTCAACTTGACGATATTGTTCTCAAGCATAGACTGATATTCTCTTGCATGAGAACTTTGGTTCAACAGATTACCGTTTACCCATATCTCAAACTTGTTCGGTTTGATACCACGGACAACTTTATACTTCTGTGAACCTATTCGAAACTCCACTTCGACTAACGTCCCTTTACCATTGATAGAGTTGACGAGTTGTGGTTTCGAAATCTTACGATGAGGTTTACCGAACAGTCCGAATGACAGAGCATCCAACATAGTCGATTTACCCGCACCATTCTGACCAACCACAAGTGTGGTTGCCGTTGTTTCAAAATCTATTTCTGTAAAGTTATTTCCTGTCGATAGAAAATTTTTAAATCTAAGTTTCTCAAAATAAATCATACAATTTCCATAGTCTGAGCCTCTCGCATGAGGTCAGAAATCTCCTTCTTAATCCTTCCTTTGTCCAAGTCAGTTTGGACAGCATCAATATAATTATACACTATTGTTTCAGTGTCGTCAAGTGAAATCTTTTCGTCCTCGACATTTTCTCCAATGAACTCCGCAAAGTCCTCTTGTATTTTCAACTCATGTATCTTCTGAGCCTGAACTCTATCGATGAATCTTTCAAACTCGTAGGGGTCACCCTTATTCACTACAATGACCTTGACGAACTTGTTATCCAGATATCTCAGGTCTGTAAACTTATTCATCTTCTCGTGGTCGTAATAAATCTTCTCATATATAGTGATTGGATTATGTATCGCTTCCAGTTCTCTTGTTTTCGTATCAAGAACATGGAAATACTTCTTATCATTACAGTCATTCCAGAAGAACTCCATCTGCGAACCAAGATAGTAAATATTGTTAGACGTTGACTTTGCGTGAAAGTGTCCTGTCAACACCATTTCAAATCGTTCAAAGAGTTTCGCATCCATACCATCATAACACGGCATACCTCGATGCATATCAAATCCTACGAGTTCTAGGTGTGCGCCTATGAAGTCTACCTTACAGGTCTTTATGAAATCCAGACATTCCTGTTCATTGTCTTGACAAATCCACGGAACAAGACCCATCTTCAAACCATCATAGTCAACGACCTTTGGTTTCAAAATAAGATTGACCTCATTCATGTAGTGACCCTGCAACTCTTTGAGAGCATTCAGTTCAGTCGTGTTCTTATAATACATGTCATGGTTACCGATAATGATGTCCATTGTCATACCATGTTGACGCAAAGGCTCTAAAAAGATTTTACGATTGTGTTGAAGTGCCTTGAAGTTGATTGTCTTACGATTATCGTAGTAATCACCCAAATGTAGAATGTGTTTGATGTCATTCTCTAACAGATATGGAAAGAACACTTCACTGTAGAATTGTTCTTGGTAATCCATAAAGATGTCAGAAGAATTACGAATACCGCAATGGGTATCGTTTAGTATTGCTAATTTCAATAGTCTAGTCTCCTCGCAACAATCACTTGACGACAATCTTCCAACCAATCGTTGAAACCTTTGTTGTCTTTGTAATACTCTCTCATTTCGTCAGTTCCAAAATGACTCAGAACCCACTCTGCTTGTTCCACGGTTTTGCCGTGATAAGATAATCTATTCATTATATCAGGCTTTGTCATATTAGTCAATAATAAAATCACTCAGGTCAGAATCAACTCTCATGGTTCTTCGCCGTCTTTCCTTTTTCACCACTTTATCCCACTTACTATCTTTGTCCTTGACTTCATCTATACGAGAACGTAGTGTATCGATAAAGGCCTGAGCAACCTGTGCGGATTGTGCGTCACCTAACTCGTTATCAAGAAAAGTCTCAATACCTGACTCATCGATATATTTCATCTTGATATCTTGTTGCTTCTTCTCTCGTTCAATTCTACGAAGGAAAGCATACCAAGAGATTTGTGTAAAGTATGCAAACGCATTGGGTTTACCTGTGCGTGTTGCCTTTTCAATGTCATAGTTCTCAATTGCTTTGAGACAATTCTCTACTGCATCCATTACCATCTCTTCACGATATGTGTAACGAACAAAGTTGGATTTGTGAGAAAGACCTTCCGCAATCTTTAGAAAACATTGTGCAATGTAATCCGTGACCTTTGGTAAGGTTTCTTCTTTCTCTCTTGCTTTTTGTAAATCTGTGCAGTATTCTACAACGGCTGTTGAGAACTGTGCATTGTTTACATAGTGGGGTCTATCTTGTGGTTTCATAATTTATCCATTATATCATAGTTATCATATAAAGTCAAATATATTTTTTACTTGACAAAGTTTGTAATTCGTGGTATAATCAAAATACCTTTTGGGGAGGGTTAAATACCCTATGCAACATCTAAGTTTCTTGTCATATGTTTTGTGGCCTGTTGTCCTAATTTATTCATAACTTCATTATTGTGAATCGGTGTTTTGTGAACAGGTATTCTTTCGTGACTGCTTCGTCCAAGTTTGAGTTCCTTATACTTGTGAACAAAATCAAGAATTATATTGGTATCAGTCATATCCCAATCAACACCTTTCATAAAAGTATCTGCGATATTCTTATTTGTTTGTGTGAACATCGGCAAACTCCACATTGATATCTTGTGAACTCGGTCAAAATTAATTGTGGA